ACATAGGCGTAGATCGAGCGGATGCTGGCCGAGTCTTGCACGCGCACCGGAAGCCCGGCTGTTTCCTCGACCGCCAAGGGGCCGGGGCGTTGAAAAATGTAGGCACCGCCGTTGCAGGTGCGCAGGCCGGGCGTGAAGGGCTCGCTGTGGCGCGACAAAGGAAAGACGGTAAATGGCCCGTAGCCGAAATGGTTGGCCACGCCAGCGAGCGCCGCCACGACGCAGGCGCTTGGCAGTTGCGCCTCGATGCGCGCGGGTAGACCCGGCGTGCGGAAAAAGCCTTTGCGGACGCTGAACGTGAAGGTCTTCTTGTCGAGCTTGTAGAAACGAATGCCGGCCGGGTGGGCACAGCGCAGGGCGCCGAAGGTGGCTTGGCCCTCGGGCACGCCCGGGTAGGCGCGCTGGAGGACGAAGGTCCCCGACGGCACGACATCGCCCTCCGCGCCGGGTCCGATGATCTGGGCGCACTCATACGAGCGGCGGCCCGGATTGTCCGGATCGGCGGATTCGTCGTTGAAGACCACGAAATCACCGACGCGGAAGGCGCGCTCAGTGTCCGGGTTCACGGTGCAGATCACGGTGGCCGGATCCGTCGCTTTATCGAGCGGCACGTCGATCGAGGCCCAGAGGTCCGTGGTCAACTCATCGACGTAGTAGAGCGAGAGCGTGATCTCGTGCGCTCCGACGATATTGGCATTGCCGGAGGCATCGGGTTCAACCGACATGTCGTCGATGGCGAAGGTCCCGTAATCGCCAAGACGCGGCGTGCCGGTCAGCACGCCGGGCACACCCGTGTCGATGAGCACCTCCTCGGCGGGCGGCTCGGGCACAACGTCGGCGGGCTTGGGGCCGGAGACGAGGTCGTACATCGAGTCCGTCACTGTGCGGCCTTGGATGTCGATCGAGTAGTCGCGGTTGAGCCGCCAACCGGTGACACGGAACTCGCCCGCGCCGCCGGGCATGTCAGGATGCGTGAGCGAGCAGACCATGCCGGGCTCGGTGTTGAGAGCCAGCACCGTGGTCTTGAAGGCGACCTGCCGCGCGGCTTTCCATTCGGCTGGCGTGATGCCGCCGAGCTCTTCGCGCAAGCGAACCGTGATGACCCGCGCTGCTTGCGACTTCGACGCCGTGCCGGACAGGTTGACGGTCGACTTCAAAAACAATGGCCCGCCTGCGCCGCCAAGCAGCGTCGCATGGTCGATATCGTAGAGCGAGATCGAGTTGGCGACGAACTCGAAATCCTCGTCGGCGAAGTTGGCCGTGAGGTGGTTGAACGAGGGTTTCAGAGGCGCCAGTTGCAGGCTACGGAACAGGATGTTGCCCTCGGTGAACGCCTCCACCGCCGAGGAGTTCACGCGCACGCCGAGCTTGAGCCTGCCGTTGGCGAAGGTGTAGTAGCCCAGGCAGTTCATGAGCACTTCCTGGAGCCAGTCGCGAAGGGGTTTCTCCTCTTGAAGCACGCCGCGAAACTTGAACTGGGTCTCGGTGCCCGTGCCTACCAGCTTTGACACTTGCTCGTCGCAGATCGCCGCCGCCGCTACGCTCGCATCGACATCGAACAGCGTCTCGGCGAAGTCCAGTTGCTCCGCGGTGGCGTTTGCGCCCATCCGGATGCCACGCGCACGGAGCAGCATGTTCACAACGATCCAGATGGGGTTGGTCAGCGCGGGCTGCCATGCGCGGTTGCCGGGCCCGGTCCAAATCCACCCGCCGAGGCCCTGAGCGACCACGACCTCCATGGAGTGCTCGCTCAGGCGCGAAAGCTGCAAGCCCTTCGCGTCCGAGCGCCGAAGCATGACGAAGGCCGTGCCGGCCGCGCGCTCAGGACCCGCGTCCGTGTCCATGCCGAAGGTCACTGGATTCGGATCGGCCCCCAAGCTCGTCATCAGCCCGAGCGAACCCGGATAGCCGTGGTGGTACTGCCCGTCGAGCTTGTGACCCGCGCCGTAGGCGCCCAGCGGGCCTTCGCCCACGATGCCCAAAGCCGAGTAGAAATCGCTCTCGTCGCGGCCCGAGGCGATCTTGGCGTTCACCGGCATGGCCGAATCGGTGTAGATCTCGGGCAGGACCTGGTCGTAGATCGAGTCGGCCACGAGCGAGACGGAGGTCAGCGTCGAGCGGCCGAACCCCCAGACGCCGGTCGAGTTGTCCTTGATGCGCACTCCCTGAGGCTTGGCCATGACGCCGCCGTAGTAGTCGTTCATGCCATGCGCCCGGCAACCGTTGGGCGTGTCGAAGCCCTTGTCGCAACGGCCGGGGTCAGCCTCGGGGAAGCGAACCAGATCGAGCGCGCCTTGCGAGCCGAATGGACATGCCGCGGAGTTGAAGGACTTCCAGCAGGTGCGGGAGATCTTGCGCGTCGGATAAGGCAGATTCAGTTCGTACAAGCCGTCGGCGGCCGTGACGCGGAACTCAGCGCCCGAGTCGCAGGACCAGTTGACGATGTTTCCCTTCCAGAGATCGACCTTGATGCCGGCGCCAACGTGAAACAGGCTGAAGGCGATCTCGGCGCGGAAGAGATCGACGTCGTTGGCCAGATCGCGCATCACGCGGTCTGCATTGCCGAAGGTGAACTGAGCCTCGTCAGATTCGTTGCCGATCGACTGCGAGATGCCGTCGAACTCCAGGAGCCGCGCCTGGTAAAGCTGGACGTCGATCGTACACCGGCGATCACTGAGATGGATGGCGGAATATCCAGGCTGAAGAGGTTGAATACGAACGAGCGGGATGATCTCCTGGACCTGGGAGAGCAACGCGGTCTGGAGTGCGGCGGGCGGGAAGCGATTGACGGTCTGGTTGAGCGGGTAGGACGGCGTCGCCTGCGGGATTTCAATGAGCGTCACGCCGAGAGAGCAGGCCCAGTCGGCGACCATCTCCCAGGAGAGCGGCTCGTTGGCGAAGCGGCAGACGACGGGCGTGGTCCCAACGCCGTTGTCGTTCGGCACGTTGTAGGTGAACGCGCCGTAGGGGCCGTACTTCGTCTCCCAGAAGTTGCGCAAGGCGATGCGCTCGGCGTCGCGCAGCCATTGCTTGCGGATGGTGAACTGACGCGCGCCGGTGCCAAGCAAGAGGCGTTGCTCGATCTTGGCGTTTCCCGATCCGAACTGATGGACGACCACCTCATGGTCCCGCCGCACTTCGAGCGGATAATCGGGCGTGAGGGGAAACACCCCACTCGGCGTGATCTCAGGGACCGGGACGTTACCGAGGAAGTCAGGCAAGCTCGATCAACTCCAGCGAGAGATCAGTGCGCGAAAGCGAGGCGCTCTGTTCCCACGCACCGGCAAAGCGAACGGTGTAGCGGCCCACGACGGCCTGGCCCGTCGGGTCGTGGGAGAACTTCGGGTTGGTTTCATACGGGTCGTAGAAATAGAAGGGTTCGGTTGGCCCGTTGCGGGCTTCATAGAAATCGCGCAGGGTCGCGAGCTGCGCGGGCGCGAGCCGCTTCACGAGCCGCCAGCGCTTGCGGCTGTTGGTTGCCTGAACCGACCGCTGCGATTCCCCGTTGCGGTACTCGTTGTCCAGAACCGGATACTCCCGCTCGTGAACGAACGCGCGCGACAGGCTCGCCGGCAGCACGGTGAGCGGCGTCGCGTTCAGTACCGAGCCAGGCATCAGGACGTCACCAGGTCGAGGAGCCTCTGGTCCGGCCGCGCACCGAGCTTGCCGGCCACGAAGCGGGCATAGTTGGCCGGATGATTGCCATCGCCAGATGGTGCGTAAACGCGAAACATTTCCTCAACCGTCGGCGGCTTGCCCTGCGTGTAGCGGCCGTCCAGATACTGGCCAATCAACACGCGCAGAACCCGCCAGCCTTCCTCGATCGCTCGCCGGCTCATCTCTTCTCGCGAGGCGCCGGGAAAGCGCTCCGACGCCCAGGCGACGAAGTCGACGTAGCCCTTCGAGGTCGGGTACGGCCTGCCGCGACTGTCCCGCCACTGCCGGATGTTGCCCGGATTGGCGTTGCGCTGAGCAAGGGTTGGCAGCGCGGCCGTGCGATAGAAACCCTCCATCTCGGCGATGGCTTGGGCAATCTTCTCGATGAGTTCATTCCGGGTCATGACACGATCAATCCGGGGCTGAGTTGCAGGCCGGTCATCTCGCGGCGGCCGGCGTTCTGCTTGGTCGCCGCCATTGTTGCGGACTGCACGGCGCGCGGATTCTCAACCACCACGCGCACCGTTTCCTTCTCGAAGAACTCCTTCGCGCCGGGCACGGTGATGTTGATCACCGTGGGCGCAGCGGCCGAAGGTGCTCCACTTCCGATACGGTCAAGAGTCAGACCGCTGCCGCCCTGCTGGAACAGGCTGCCGCCTTGCTGCAACAGCGAGACCGGCTTGACCGTGGCCGGAAGACCCGAAGTGCTCTGACCTGTCGATAGCGCGTATAGCTCGACCAGATCGCGGATCTGCTGGCTGTGAATGGCCATGTCGAGGTTGCCGCCGAAGCCTTGTTTGGCGATGTTCACGATCTCGGCGAGAATGTTCTTCTCGCGGATGTCGACGCCGTAGGTCGCTTTGATTTTCTCGCGGGCCTTCTCCTGCGCGCCCTTCACGAACAGGCGCACGAGCCCGGCCACGGCCCCGATGCCAGCGCCGATTGCCGCGCCGATCGGACCGCCATACTTGAAGCCGATCATCGCGCCGCCGGCCGTGGTCATCGCGAGACCTGAGACGCCGCCGCGCTGGAGGCCCATCATCGCGAGCGTTGCGCCACCCAGCAGCGCGGCATTCGACCGCCCAAGCGCCGAGAGCTTCTGGCCCATGGTCGCGGCTTCCCAGGTCACGGCCTTGCCCGGCGCGAACTGGACGCCGCCGCCGAAGCCCAGAAAGTCCTTCCATCCGCCGAGCAGGCTGGCCCAGCCACCGCCGCCCTTCGAAGGGATGAACGGAGGCGTGCCCCACCCACCAGCCGCGCCGCCGGGGATCGGGCCACCGCCGCCCCCCTGTCCGAAGACCGGCACAGCGCCGACGCCGACCAACCCGCCCAGCCTGCCGAGCGCACCGCCGCCGGAAGAAGTGCCACCAGCCAGCGAGACGCGCGTGCCGGTGAATAACTGCATCAGCATCGCGGCCACGCGGCTCGTAACAACATCTTTGATTGCGGTGAGCAGCGCGGTTTTGAGCGAATTGCCGATGGCCGACCAGATGGATTGCGACTTGGTGAGCAGCGCGTCGAAAACACCTTCGGCCTGGCGCTTGAAGGAATCGAAGATCCGCTGGTTCTGGTCGCGGACGATCTGCGCTTGGCGGATTGCCGCCGTCTCGCGTGCGCCCTGAATGGCGGCGTCAGCAGCTTCCTGCTGGAACCGCCGGATCTCGTCCCGCTGCGCGGTGAGCTCGGCAATACGCGCCTGGATTTCCTCGGCCCGGTAGCCCAGCCGCTTCAAGTTCGCCTCTTCCTCGATGACCATCCGAGAGGTTTCGAGGTCGAACAGCCGCATGCGGATCTCGTGAACCTTTGTAATGTAGTCGACCTCGATCGCCGCCTTGCGCTGCTCGACGGCCAGTTTCTGCTGGAGGGTCTGGGCGTTGGTGGCATCGAGCGCCCGCAGTTGGGCGTCGCGCGCGATCCCGGCGCGCTGCTCCTCGATTCCGAGCATCTGTTCGAGGTGATCGAGGTTCCTCTTCGAGATCTCCTCGTTGTAGGCCAGCCGTTGAGCGAAGACCTGCGCGTCGAGTTCCATCCGCCGCCGCGCGGCTTCCTCTTCCGCAGCCAGGTATTCGGCGAGGTTCTTGCGGTTGGTCTCCTGCACTTCCTTCTGCCAGTTGGCGAGCCGCTCGCGCAGTTCGCCGATGACGTTCTCCCACGCCTTGCGGGTAAGGGCAATGCGCTGTTCGTTGCCGCGCTCGTCCACAAACGTCGTCCATTTGAGAATCTGCTCCCGGACCTCGGCCATGTCCCGGGTGAAGCCGGTGAGCCCACGCCGGCGCGCTTCTTCGAGCGCCCGTGCGCTCTCGCGTTCGACCTCCAACTGGCGCTTCCGGATCTCGGCCGCGCGCTTCAGTGCTTCGAGGTCCGGTTCCGGTGACGTCTTGATGGTCAGCCTCGGCCCTTCATATTCGAACGCCTGCCCGCCAGGTAGCCACCGTTTGCCGCTAATGAGTTCGCGGATCTGGTCATCGGTCATCCCTTGCTTGCGGAGGGCGTCAACACTCGTCTTGCCGCTCAGCAGGTCGTCGCGCAGCGCCTTCCGCTGCATGTCGTCGAAGCGAGCCTGAAGTTGATCCTGGGTGTCCTTCCACTGCGAGTAGATGGCAAAGCCCGCGCCGACGACGCCGACGGCGAGAAGAGCGTAAGGGTTGATGCTTGCAAGTTGGAGCGCGGCGATCGACTTCGCCAGCGCCATGATCTTGTCGGCCAGGGCGTAGGTGGCCAAGGCTCCGGAAACCCACAGCGCCACCTCGCCGAACTTCTGGAGCAGATCGGTGTTTTCCCGCAGCCAGCCGACCGAGCCGCGCAGGTTTCCGATCAGCGCCTTCAGTTCATCCTGAAACTTCGCGCCAATGTCCTCGCGGAGGTTGTTGAACTCGCGGCGCAGCGCGCCGAGTTGGCCCTCGACGGTCTGCGAGGCCGCCGCATGCGCGCCTTGGATCTTCGCGCCTTCGCGCATGACGGTGTTGTAGCGGAGTTGCTTCTCCTCGATCTCAGTCAGGGCGCGGCCGAGCTGAAGCTGGGCGATTTGAGCTTCCTTCTGGAAATCTACAAACAACCCCAGCGTACGTAAGCCGCGCGAGGCGCCCGACTCGATCGCCATCACGATCGACTCGAGGGCCTCGCCGGCCGTGATGTTCTGGACGGCGGCGGCGTCCTTGGCGAGTGTGGCCAGGCCTTGCGCCTTCGATAGCTCCAGATCCGCCACGATCAGCCGCTGAACCGCGTGGGCCGCCTCGGTGTACTCGAAGCCGATCTCTTCGATCGCCGAGACCTGCCTGGCCGCCGCAGCCGCTCCCACGCCGTGAGCATTGGCCAGCGCCTTGAGCGAGGCTTCCGCCTTCGCGTTCTCAGCCGCCATCATGACCGAACCGACGGTAAAATCCTTGGCCCAGGCGAGCGCGCTCTTGATGGCGTCGGCCAGGAGGTTGCCGGCCGTGGCTCCCTTCACCATGGCCGCCGTCATGCCGTCGATCCCCTGCGCCGCGCCCCGGGCGCTCTTCACAGCCGCGGATTCCATGCTCGAAAGGCTCGCGTTGACGCTCTTGATGGACGCATTGGCCCTGTTCGTGTCGACTTCGACGACGAGTTCGAGCTTGCTGCTACTGTCAGCCATTAGGTACGCTGTTGGTCTTGGATAAGCTGATGTTGCCTGACCACTTGTTTCTCGTCGTCTCTCGACGTGATGTCGAGGCCGGTGACCTCTCGGAGATAATCGGGAGCTTGAACCACCTGATTAGCACGGTCGAGATCGCGAGGAAGTACCGAGAGAGAGTCGATATCTCTTTCGACGGTTACGACCGCGATCCGCGGGAGCTATGGGAGATTCAGGAAGTCAGGGCGTTCGCATTCAAGTTGGATGAACAGTTCCCTTACTGGCTGTTTTTCCTGGACAAGAAACTACTCGGCCTTCAATGTCTGGCGAGGTGTTTCCTTCCACCACATCTGACCGAGGATGCTCAACGTCAGATTCATCCGCACCGCTTGGGCGAACTATTGGAGCGACGTTGGTTCCCAGCGTTGAATGCTCTGGCCAGGAGCGTGGGCCTCAATGAGATCGAACTCCGGGACCTATCCGACAGGTCAGTGCAGTACCTGTTTAATGGCCCGACTCCAGGTTGACGGGCACGATCCCGAGATCTTTCAGCGCTGTGCATCTGAGAGCCGATTTTGCTCGAGCCTTTCGCGCTCGTCCGCCACGATCAGTATGGCGTAGAACTCATCTGCCCGTATTTCATTTAAGGAAATCTGGAAGCCGAGCTTGAGCGCGGTCATTAGGTCAAGCGCTCGGCGAATGAGCAGGCTGGTTTCGGAAGACTGGGCTGCATCCAGACGGTCGAGCGGGCAGTGATCGCACCGTCCGCCGTCGGGTGCATCCGGGCACAGCCCCGGATCGCAGAGCTCATCGCGACGCAGCGCCCAGTGAATCAGAAATCGCAGGGATGGTTTTTCGGGCCACTCCCCGGCGCTCAGTTTGGGTCCGACGATTCCTCAAATGCGCCATCCAAAGCGTCGATGGCGGCTTTCACGGCGACAGCCTGGTGGATGACGGGCACATCGCTGGCGTAGCCTTCAGTGCACTCAACCAGCTTCTTGTAGAGCGCCGCCGCCGGGGCGAGGTTGATGATCAACTCCTGGCGGTTGTAAGGCAGGTCGAGCACGCGCGCGAAGCCGCGCCGGTACTCGAAGACGTCCTTGGCCGATGGCATGCGCAGCACGTGGCTCACCGTGCCGCCGAGCACGCGCATCGTCACACGGAAGGCGTCACCCTCCTGGACGACGTCGTCGACGTCGGCCTGGCTCAACTGCTCGATGATACGGATGGCTTCGAAGGCGTCGACCTCGGGCGCATTCTCTTCCGGCACGCGGATCTTGGCGAGTAACGCGGCGTCGGTTTCTGCCGA